CAAGACCCGCTTGCATTGCCACTAGATTGAAAGTTGCTGTTCCATCGGTTATGACTATGCTATTAGAGGTTCTGGTAGGTATAGATACATTTGTTCCAACTATAACATGAACTTGAGGTAAGCCCGTGTCTAAAAATAAATTAGATCTGGCTTGTTGCCTTTCTGTTGCATTTTTTTCATCTGCTGAATTATAATGAACTGCGTTTGAATCATTACCGCTACCACCATTAGGATTACTGCCTGGTGGATTAACCGGAGGCAAAGGTTCGCCCTCAACCCCTGAAGGAATGGAAGGACTCACGCCAACCAAGGTTTTTCTGCTTCTGAATATTTTTACAGGTACATCTGCCATAACTACAATTCAAATAATTCAACTCTCCAACGATCCCGAAAGCAATCCCAATTAACCGCAAGAACTAACCAATACTTTTCTTGGTACAAAACTGACTGATAAGGCCTAGGTTTTACGCGTTCTAAGGTTCCGATAATCCTGCGATTCCTAATTCCTTTCAAGTTAGCTAATTCGATGCAAACTACATCCAACAAAGGCAATTCCTCAATACCATCTCTAGTCCATAACTCAGAAACTGCATCATTGTAGTCTATTAATCTTATAGCTGAAGAACTCATATTAGTTTCTGAATCGCCTATAAACGTCTCAAAGTCAGGATGCACATAAGTATGCGGGCTATCTGTGACCGCTCGACTTGAAATTTCAGATAATTGGAATGCGCTATTCTGCTCAATACTCAGTTTGAAATCGTCAAATGCAAGGCAAAATAAATGCCTTGGGCCTGCTGTATTAATAAGTTGGTATAATCTAACCTCAAATTTACCAGTTTGAGGAACTACTACACCGCTAATCTTAACAATATTAAATTCATCTCTATTTGTTGCATCAAATAAAATTATATTTTCAGTTGTACTAAAATCAAATACAAGCTCAGAAACCCGATAAAGGTAAAAATCTCCAATCTTTACCATGAACCCGACCTTATGATCTCCGTAATTAGTAGCTGGTTCGGCAACTGGAACTGATAACAGCATAAACTTAAATGAGATGCTTACCTTATTCGCAAGCTCGTCTGCAATAATTAACGGCCTGCCTGCAATATCCTGGGTCAGGAATACAAAACTCAAATTAGGATCGTTTACACCCGCATTAGTTGTGGTTGTCCAAATTTGTAAGTAGTCTCCCGCTTGATCTGACTGATATTGAACCAAAGCAGTTTCACCATCGGGCCTCCTGTTTGGCTGACTTATTTCACGTGACTTTGAATAACCCCAATAGCGCAACCTGTAAACATCGCCTCCGATTGGAAGCCACTCATCAACTGCAAATTTAGCTTCATAAACCGCTCCCTCTGTCTGTACGAAAAGTTTTCCTAGTTTTAAAATTGAGGTGAAAGAAGTAAATACCCTTCGAGCTGTGCGCTGAGGTAAATTGATACTGCAATCAATAGTAAGATTATTATTAACAATCAAAGGACCATCTAAAGTAGCGTCTGATTTATAAGTAAAACCCAAAGATTGAGATTGATTTAGGTCCGGTGTTCTTACTATCCAAAACTCATCTTCGTACAAAAAAACCCGACATTGAAATGGATTTAAAATCCTTTCTAGTGTTTCTTTAACATACAGAAAATTATTTTCTACTGAGCCATTATTTGAAAACTTGACCACTTCGCCATCAGTAAAAACTGAGTTATCAGGTGTTACAAATTGCTCAAATAATCCCTGATCCCGATCCATTCTTTTTTCGTGAATGTTGCAAATGATATTCACATCCCGAAACTCTTTATACGATTGATTAAGCGACCCAACCAAAGCAGAACTAGCCGGATTATTTGCAATTATAGGCCAAATATTCCTTTGGCATCTAATAGATTCAAATCCCTTTATCCCATCGGTAGCCGTGAATGTTTGTAGCTGCTTACCTGCTTTGTCCAATGTATCTAAGAAATCAGCATTTATGAAACCAGTCCAGAAAATAACACCCGCATCTTTTAAAACTACTTTCCAGTCCCGATTACCACCAATCAAAAATTCATCAAATTGATTCACCGTTCCTGCAATCGTAAAATCGACAGTTGACCCGATAACCACGTCCAAAGGATCGGCTCCAAAATTTCCAAAACTGTAAAAAATAGATTCAACTTCCAATAAACTAGAATCTCCATCGTAACCATCCTTAAATATCTCAATACGAATACATCTTGCAGTTGTTCCTGTATTCTGCAAAAACTCAGAAAAGTATTTTAATTGATAGTTTGAAACAGGAGCCGAAGCACCCTCCGCCTCTAATGTTAAAATAGATGTTTGACTAGGCATTTGAAATGTAAATGATGCTAAACTTGAAATAAAATTTCCATTTAGCCTCCATAGATAATTAGACCATCCAGGATCCAAAATTACCGAAACATTAACCGTACTACCCGACGATAATGTGATCGGATTTAGTGAAGATGAGTTTATTAATATTGATCCTGAACCTTTTATGAAATCTGAAAATAGCTCATAGTCCTGAGCTAAAACCGTAAAAACTTCAACCTGCAACAATGAAGCTTCTGAAGGCATTAAAAATGAAAAAGATCCAACACCAGAAATAAAGGAACCGTTTAAAGAAGATGTAATATTTGTAAACGAACCATTTGGAGTTATGATTACATTTACCGTAGATCCTTCTTCAATTAATTGGCCTTGAAAAGTGGATCCATTTATTTCAATAGATCCACTACCTGAAGTAAATTCATTATTAAGCTGATAAGTAGCCATTAATTTTTCCTGTTTTGTCCCTGTGCCAATGCAAACCCTATTGCCTCGCCTGTAATTTCTCCTACAACCTCAATTTTAAAAGACCTGAAAGGATCAAAAGAATTAGACCCGGATCCCGTGAACGAACCGCCCGAACCGCCCGCGCCAACACCTGAAGAGCCCGAACCGCCACCTCCGCCAAATCCTCTATTTCCTATTGACCCAATCGCTCCAGATATTGCAATTAAGGCTATACCAGCAGCGATTGCAAGAGGAGCCGCTCCTATTGCCGTAAAAGGATTTGTTAATGCCAGTGATAATTTTGCAAATGACATACCCGCAAACCCAAAAGCAATTAATTGTTTCCCAAATTCGCCTAAAAAACCTGCAAACGAATTTATTAATGAGCTGCCAATCGCCTCAATAACATTACCGCCATTGGCAAGTGCCGCCCCGATCGCCAATGAAAAATTTTCAATAGAGTCAGGAACGTTATTCCTAAACGTATCAGTAATACTTGCCACCAATCCCTTAACTCTTTCTTCAAATGTTGGGATCTCTTTGTCTAAAACATCGGCATATCCTTCTAATAAATCTTTTATAAAAGCTTCAAAATCAATTACGTTTGGGAATATTTTTTCTAAAGAAAGACCCGGAGCACCCGCCACTGCCTTGGCTAGGTTTGCATTTGCTAGATTAAACTGAGCCGCAAAGTCTAATCCCGTTCCTGTTCCATCTATTTTTTTAGGACTAAAAGCAGCATTAAAATCTGTTTGGGCGATATTAGTAGTACTTACCGCTTTTGGCGCATTAGCTCTGAGTTTCTGAATCCTAGCTAAATTAGCGGCTGTTTTCGCTAGTTCGTCGTTTAGTTTTTGTTGCTCAGTGGTGAGGGGAACGGCCTTATTTGCTGTAATTAGCAGCTGAACACCGTAAGCCTCTATCGCATCTAGCGTGTCTAGTAATGCGATACTACCTTTACTAGAGCTTCCTGCCAATTCTCTGAAAGAAGCAGCCGTACCATCTACTGCTCTTTTAATAGCTTCCTGATTGGTTAATCCTGGTATTTTTTTTAATAGGGTTTGAATTAGTCCATCTATTTCATTCTTTGTTTCTTGGATTTCATCACCTAGTTGAATAGACTCAACCTCTTTCTTTAGGTCCTTGACTCCCTTTATAGCCGATGTGGCAAGCGAAGTGAAATTATTTAACCAGTCTAAAGTAGCTACAAAGGCTCCCGATGTTTGGTTTCCTATTGCCAACTTAACACCATCAATATTATCTCCAAGATTAGACATTTTACCGCCCAAAGTTTCGGATATTTTAGCCATCGACCCCGAAACCCCCTCAGCATTACCGAGACCGACCACGTAACCCTGTAAAGCCTCAGCAGTATTTTTAACTTTTGTTTCAACGCCTTTGAAGGTGAATATTACGTTATCGCCTGACTTCTTGGCCCGTATTCCAAATTCCTTCAATCGCTCAAATTCCCCTACCTGAGCATCAATAACCGCCTCGGCTAACTGGTCAAATGATTTTCCCGTACTGGATGCAAGATCTCCTAATTGCCTTAATTCCCCGATAGTCGGTTTGAATCCCTGATTTGCCAATTTTACGAAAGCCCCCGTTAATTCATCAACTGCAAAAGGAGTGACAGATGCAAACTTTGTAATTTGAGCTAATGCTAGTTGCGCTTCCGATTCACTGCCTAGCGTATTTGAAAGGATAGCCTCAAATTTCTGAAACTTTGCAGTTGTGTCTAGCACTGCTTTGCCAAAACTAATTACGGCACCAATGGAAAAGGCAGCCGCAATTCCCGAAAGAGCGGAAACCGCCAACGCATTCAAACGACCAAAGCTTCGCCCTGTGTCCGATAGGTTTCGGTCCGTTTCTCTGAGCCGCCTAGTTAACTGGCTGGTGTTGGCTCCTATTTCTACGTCAATTCTAGGATTTGACATTCTTGAATTTATTTACTGTTTCCAATGTTTTTCTAGCATTCTCGTAATCTTTGGGTTCTGACCAATTAATTTCCTCTTTCTCATCCCAAGAAAAAGGAATTTCTTTTGAAATATTATAAGACTTTGGAGCGTAAGGGGAAACCATTAGCCCTACAAATCTCCTGTCAAGTTCCATTTTTTCTTTTATGTCGATTTCATGACCGTAGACCAACATATCAATTTCAGAATTTGACAAAATAAAAAGGTCTTGATAAGGGATTTTTAACCGCCCAACCAAGACCATAAAATATTCTCTAATTGTGTTTATTTCTACTTTTTTTTTGGAGTATTAGCAGTCTCATTTAATTGTTTAGTCAATTTATCAAGCTCCAAAACAATATTCATTTCAGCATCCAATAAATTACCCAAGTCTATAAATTCCTGCCCGTCTAAAAATAGCTGAAACTGATCTAAGCTATATTCTGCTTTTACAGAATCTTTTAGGCATCCCATCAAGTAGCATTTGTGAACTAATACGTGCCAATGTTTGTAAGTCATTCCCTTACTTATAATTTGAATCCAAGTTAATCCAAAATACGCCTCCCATTCACCAATAGCCCCTTTATTGAGAAAAAAAGCAAGTTCGCCCAGTCCAGTTATGTTAAATCTAATCATAATTAAGATGCTGTTACGACCTCTGGAACACCTGAAATATCAAAGGTTCCCGAAAATGTGATTTGTGTGTTTCGTTCCGCTGTAAGCTCCAAAGCATTTAGCTGAGAATCGAAAAGGAAATACTTTTGACCCACTGTTTTGTCTCCAAAGATAGTAGTAAAAACTTTTCCTAAATCGTCGTACAAATCGAAATAGGAATAAGCTATAGCCGGATCGTTGCCAAAATCAATATCTCCAGTAAAGGCAAAAGAACCGGACTTATCTCCACCTTCAAGCCTTACGCCCCAATCTCCAGAGCAGTTGTTTCGTACTGTAATACCTTCATTAGTCAACGATAGCGAACCCGAAACCTGACAAACCACAGGCAAGCCCCTCCACTGAAATACAAAAGATTTACCTAATTTGTGTGTTGCCATGATAAATTTCTATGATTGAATAATAATATGACTAAATGTAATTCTTTTTCTGAATACTACCAAAGATTGACCGGGTTCAACAAAAGAAGTGCTGGCCACCTTGGTAGTCGATAGCACCTGAATAACCGAGTTATCAATATTAATTGATTGACCGTTTAGGAGATTTACCTGTGTTTGGATATTATCAGAAATCATTTCGCTTGCAAGTCTAGATCCTGACCCGTTCGGAAACTTTGTAATTATATCGAGCGATATTGTTGCGGTTTGCCTGAATGTTGAAAAGTTGTTAGAAGTCTCGACCTCATTTTGATCTGTAATTAGAACATAAGCCTGACTGGCCCGATAGGTTGCCGTTTGCTGATTTGGGTTTACCATTTCGTCCAAAACAGGAATCGTAACACCCTCCAATACTAATGGATTAAGTAATTCCAAGTAAGCAAGCCTTAGCAGGTTTGAAACTTCTTTCATAATTATCTAATAGCGTTTGCAATATTAGTGTTCAAATCAGAAACTAAATTAGCTGTATTTCTAATCCATGCAGGAAATAAAAACGGCCTCCCTCTCAATGTCCCTAAACCGTTCTTGAAAAACGTCATCGCAATGGCCCGCATTTCTGAAGTATAGCCCGGACCATTCAATATTTGTACCGCACTTTGTCCAGTGCCAAATTCCGCATACGCGTCAAAATCCTGTGTACCTTGAATACCGATTACAAATGTAAGCCCATTGTTTGAGGCTACCTTGTCAATACGCTGCTTTAGATTTAGAACGATTCTATCGACTTCTGAATCCAAAGAGGTTCCGGAAAGACTTCGTGGAGCTGCGTTTTTTGCCTCAAAATCAATAGCTGAAGCTGTTGAGGCCAAGGTTCTTTTTGCTGCATCGATGGCAAGTGCCCCTCTGTTATTAATATCCCGCAAAGCTGCATTTAACCCTATAACCCGAACTGACATAATTATAATGTTGATCCTGTAATGATATATTCCCGATGTTGTCGCTCATCATTTTCCTGAATTGACTTTATTTGAATATCCTTACCCTTATACGTTATTCTCATTGCAATAGTTGGAGTGAATGAATTTCTGTATTGAATCCTAAAGGTATAAATTAAGGGTAGCTCCATTTGCCCAGCCTCAGTGATATTGAAAGCCTTTGTAATCTTAACCGCTGCAAAGGTTGTGATCAGATTTACGAAATTAGGAACCGTACCGCCAAACCCATCAGAAATATTCTGGAATGACTTGAAATTAATCTTTTGGTCGTAGCTGCCTGATTTCATCCTATAAATGAGTGTCTATACTTGTTTTCCTTATTGATCGAGCTGTTTACAGTCATATTTATTGCCTGTGTAGTTCCGTTTTCACGATAGCTGTAACCGGTAGCAACTCGCATTAGAATCGCTAGTTTAAGGTCAGCAGGCAAAAAAGAATATCCAGCTTCATACCTATAATCCTTGTTGTCGTCTTCTTTGTCCCAAGATTTAGGCTCTACATAAGGCAATATTGGGTATATCTTCTCATGATCTGTATTGCCTGTTATCTGAATAGTTTTCAGTCCGTAGGCTCTTCCTGTGTAGCTCTCGGACTCAGATCGTGCTGCAATTATGAGTAAACTAATAAGCGAATCCCAATCGGGATAATCTATCTGTAAGAAAGATTTAGCCTCCTCTAAACTTACAGGTTCGTTTGCTAGATCTGTTATTACTTCAATTTGTAGCATAGTTGAGCTATTTTGGTTTGGTAAATATACTTATTTTTTTGGAGCTTCTGGTAGAGGCATCCAATGAGTGACTCCTGAAGCTCTTTCAGGAAACTCACCATGCCACCAAAAACCACTAATCGAATAGTAAACAATACCGCCATAAACAGAATTATCATCAAAACAAGCTGTAACCATTTCTTTGTCTTTAGGCGGATTATCAATGGTGATCCATCCATCCAAAACAACTGTATCGATAGCGATTCCTAAATCTGTTGGATTAACCATTCTTTTTGATTCTCCTAGTTCACCATCAAATCGCCTCCATTCATTGTGCTCAACTAATATCTCTTTTGCTTCTTTAATAGTCATATCGCTCTTTAGTTTAATTACCTATAAATATACCAAAAAAAAAGCCCCCGATTTCTCAGAGGCTCCCAATCTATTTTTTGCTCAATACTAGACTGCTGAATCTAGTTCTGCAATCGCATCGGAGAGTAAACCCTTAACTAATACTTGCGTATCGTTAGCGGAAACGAACTGAACTAGCTCCTGCTCAACCAATACCGTTTTCAGGTTCTTGACAAAATCGTCTCCCGACATTTCAATTTGTACGGTCATATTACCAGTGAAGCCGACATTAATAACACTCAAGTCACCGCCCATGAAATCAAAAGATCCCAAGTTTGCTTCTGTACGAATCAAAGGCACTCCGAAAGCGGAAACCTCGCCTTGCGCGTTGATCGTAACCCCTGCTGGCACAATGTACCTGCCATCAACGTCCTTTGTGGATAGCAGCACATCAACAATACCGCCTTTTACATAGATACCATTTGTAACTCCTGAAGCTTTTCTAACCTGTGAAATAACGCCCAGCATCACATCCCATCCGGTAGGACTTGCGACGTTACCGTTCAAATCTCCACCCGTGAATAATGTAGCATCTAGCATTACGCCTTTTAGGTTATTGCCAGTCCCATCACCTGTAAAGAGTTGGTTTTCTGTAGCAATATCCACACGCTTCATCATGAAGTTTTGAATGTGCGAAACCAACTGAGGTAAGTATCTCAAAAACTCAGTAGTGATTTTTGAGAAAACAGCGATCTTTTTAGCCTTTCTGTTTCTTTCTTCAAATCTTACTCCAATCTCGGTTTTTTCAGCAGCCTCAGCGATAAAAATTGGCGTGCCTGTGGAATCCACCATCTCCATCCACATCGCGATAGGATTGTCTATCGCCAAAGATGCCTGAGAAACCCTTGTCAAATAAGAGGTGATTCTAGTACGGATATCAGATATGATCCCTGTGTTTTGAGTGATCGAAACCTGAGAGGCGGAGCCACTTGCTTCTACCGTAGTATTAAGCCCAATCGCTTTTAGATTCAAGACTAAAGGCCCTGTCATTCTTCCACCTGCTGCCAAAATAGAATCTATTTCAGCTTTCTTTTCTTTTGCGGCAATGTAGAAAGAATCTTCAAAGCTCATTCGTTTTGTTTCTACCTTTGCTCCAGGCTTATTCATGTTTGCAGAAAGCGTGTTTAGATCCTTTCGCAAAGCCTCCAACTCAGTAGCGTTCTTTGTACTTGCATCCTTATTTAACACCATTCCTTCAATAAGCCCATTAGCTTTTTCAAATGCCTCTAGTGCCTTTTTCTGCGCTCCATCTACATTTGTTTTTAATGCGAGCTGTGCGTCTTGTATTTGTTTCGTTACTACTTCAAAGTCCATTTTTAGGATTTTAGAATGTTAATTAATGATTTATATTGATCGGCTTCTAATTCCTTCAAAGTGTCTTTTGACGGCTTTAACAGTAATTCAAGTGATTTAAATTCTAGTTCTAACTTACTGAGTGTTTCATCTGTGCAATCCGAAGTCTGCAAGAATCTTTTTAGTTTTTCAAGGTAAAAAAATGCGTCCGCTTCGTTTTTTAGGTCTATTCGTGTTGTGTCAGGGTTCATGCCTAAAAACTGGATAGCCGAAACCTCTAATAGCATTACTTCTTTCAGAATGTTTGCCTTTCGATTCGGATCGTACATTTCCTTCATGGTAACGTAGCCGTAAGAATGCTGGTTAATAATTCCAGACTCAACCATTTTAACAAAATCGACCCCTTGGTTGTGGGTTCCTGCTTTCATTTCGTAGCTCGCTGTCTGTGCATCTTCGTACACGTCAGTAAGAACACCGGGAACCATTTTTTTATCGTGATCCAAAAGAAACTTCATCAGCCTAGATCCTTTAGGGCCTCGCTCCATGATTGACTTTGCAAAAACTCCCTGCTCTGATATGTCACCGCCTAAGTCTTTAATATTGTGCTTTGCAAATTGACCCGTAACAATTCCCTGCTTTAGATCAACATCTTTGAAACCTACATCAAGCCCTTTAGTTAACATTTGCATATTCGTTTAGGCAAATATACATTAAAAAGTAATTATAAAAAAAACACCTCGTTAGATTTGACGAGGTGTTAAAATTGATAGTCTAGTTCCTATCAGTCAATGGCTCTAATTTTCTCCACCCGCCAACACAGTTAAAGATTGCGTCTCTTACTTTATAAGTTCTGCGATTAGTTCTTCTGATCGCTTTTCTATTTTGGCTAGTGTTTCTTTGGCTTTTTCCCAAAAACAATTACGTATTTTTAGGCTAAACTTTACACCTAAATATTTCGATATGTCATCATAAGGCATACCCTCAGGGTTCCTAGGGATTGAGCTGCACTGAACACCACAAGCGCAAGTCACCCAGTTTCCCGATAAATAAATGGCTAATTTGTGTTCTTCCGATCTTTTTTCAGGAGGATTTTCAAGAAACGCATTCCAGTCAAATGTTTTCTTTTCCCATGTTTCTGCGTAGGTTTTCATTTTGTTAGTTCAAATATTAGTTCTTCTGATCGCTTTTCAATTAGCCAAAGAGTGTTTTTTGCGTTTTGCCATTCACCTTCCTTAACTGAGTAATAAAAATTAACGCCCAAACTTTCTAAATCCGTATCACTAGGACGGCCAATCGGGCTCCTTGGTATAATATCGCAAAGGTTTCCACAAGCGCACGTAACCCATTCGCCCGCTAAATCACAGGCACGGTAGTGTTCGATTGAAAGATATTCAGGAGGATTGTCCAGAAAATTATTCCAATCAAATGCTCTCTCTCCTTTTGTTTCTGCGTAGTTTTTCATAATCGCTCTATATTTAAGTGAATCCAAATATAAACAAAATAGTTAATATTATATCATCACTCTGAAGGAAATTCTAAAATGTCACATAAAAAGAACTCTGGCAAGTCAAGAAACGATTTGCTGTAATCCCTTATAACCCCTCCGAAAATATCAGCGTCTTTCTCCCAAGGTAAATTTATATACTTTTGGAAGTTCTTTTGAACGGTTGCATAAGCTTTACTCCTTAACCCTTTATTTATAAGATTGTATTTAGTTATTGATATGTATGGCTTATTTTCCCAATGAATGAAGCCATCTTCAATATAAAGACCCATTTTTCTATTTTGCATAATATGTCTTAATTCATGCCTAATTGTTCCTTTAATGTCACTTCCAAACGCGTAAATATTTACGTCGTTACCTAGTTTAGATCCGCCATCTTTGGAAGGAACCCAACCGACTGAACCATTAGAACCGTTCCTACCATTATAGAAGTTGAATTTAAGCTTCTCGTTTAAACCTAATTCAGACATTGTATTTCTAATGACTTCTTCGTACTGCTGACCAGCTAAAACATTACCTGAGATACTAAAGTTACCTAATTCCCTTGTATCTAATAATGTACTAGGTTTTAAAGCGATTGCAGCTCTCTCAGATAAGGCCTCTGGAAATCTTTCCCGAACAAAGTCCTCTGTTACAATAGCAATAGAACACCCGCAATTTATCACTTGTCTCGCCACGTCTTTACCCCCTTCGCCTCGTGCCGAATTACCCGGAGAATCTAATTTAACCCCTTCAATATTGAAAAATTGACTTTTTGGAATCGGTTTCCCCTGTGCTGAAATATGGCTTTGCCGTGGTTCGCGTCTTGCACCTGAGTGAATCCAAAGTTTGTACATCTTTAGTCCTGTGACTAACTCAAAGTCATCACCTGATCGCATTAACCCCATGTTATTAGCTCGTGTTCCCTCTGTGATCGCTATGGCACGCGCTCTGGCTCTGCTTCCGATGGTTTCCGTTAGCAGTTGCTGAGTCTGAAATGGATTTAAACCTAATTCAATGGCCCTTTCCAGTATTTTCCTAATCTCTAGTCTGGTCCCATTATTTACGTTTGTGATAAGACCGCCTAAGTTCTCACGAACCCAAACGCCAATCCAAGCTTTCCAGGTATTAAGAAACAAATCGCTCATTTCAAAGTCCTTAGTTTTCTGCATCGCACGGATCTGGAAATAACCCCTTCGGGCCGCATCGGGAAAAACTTTCTGATAGTATTCCACATAAGCCGAAGTCATTAACCTTTCATCGAAAAAATCAGCCTGCGAAATAAGGGTTTTAAAAAATAATTCTTCGCCAAACTTTTGGTATTGCCTGTTAGCTTTTTTGTTCTCGCGTCTGATCTGAGCTATATTCATTATAGGTTCAAATCCTGAAAGTCCGCGCCGCCTTCAAAAGCTTCCTGAAGTGTAATTTTATTCGCCTCTGTGTAAATGGCCCGCGCATAGTCCTCGTCTATTTCGTCAAATCCAAGCATCGTTCTAACCTCGTTCAAGGTGGCTAATCCTCCATGCCAAAACGTTTCCATTATTAGTTTTGAATCTGCATTAAGCTCAGAATATTCTGAGATGTCGAAGTCTAAATAATCAGCTTCACCCGGGAACGCTGGTAAAAGAAATTCGCTCAATGCCTGTTCTAGCTGCTTCAAAAATGGTAAAGAGACATCTACAACTAACTGCTTTTTGGCTTCGTTTAAGTTATCGAACTTTGAATCTGAGCGGAAAAGAGCGGGATTAATACCCCATAGATTACATAATTTCTCATCATCGTACTCCATGCCTTTCAAGATGTCAAGAGCAACCGGACTGAGTGCGATTGATTGATATTGCATAGGAATACCCAAAGCACCAACACGATTTTTATTCATGCTTCCATCCCAATATTTTTGTAGTTGCTGCCTCAAGGTCGGTAGCTGATCAGCTGTTAGCCATTTTTCAGGATCTTGAGACGCGTCTGGACTGATAAAACCTTTTGCACCTTCATTCTCAAGTGATCTTTTTAAGCTTGAAACTGCCTCGTTATTCTTGCTTAAAAACTTAATCCCTGCGAGTAGTGGACTTTGGCCCCTTAACTGTGTTCCCTGCAAATCCCAATACGGATTAACCATTTTAATGTGTTTGATCTCAGAGGCTGGAATTTCAATGGTCTGATCTCCAATATTAAATTTAATACCTTTGAAAGGCATGAACATATCGCCCTGAATAAGGTCCAATCTATTGACTGGCAAACAATACAGTTCTTTGAATTTGTTAGCATCTCGCAAACCGCCTCCAATCCTAACCCCGTAAATAAATACTTCGCCTGTTAGCCTGAACCACATTGATATTTCTTTCAAAAACTCAATTTGCGTTTGCCTTGGATTTGGATGTTTTAGAAGATCCGTTAGGTCGCCTGACTCAACCGCTTCAAGGTTCTTAACCCGCTCAAATTTGGACTGAGCGCGATCTAGTTCTCCAGACTTATATTTTATCGCTTTGTATCGCTTTTCCTTTCCGTTTTCCTTGAATGCCTGCAAAGGGACTTCTGAGTCTTTTTCTCCAATCTTTTTGACTATCGAATAAATCATGGCATTACCCCGATACCCTTCGTTAATGAATGTATCGACCCTATTATCCATCCAGACAACTAAGTTATTCACGTTAAATTGCCCGTAAATAGCTTTGTTAAGTAAGTTTACGTCTAAATCCGCTGTAGGTCTTGGACTTGTAAGGAGGTATTTTTGAATAAGAGAAATCATTTATTATTCTTTAAGTCGATTGCAATAACCAAAAATACGTAAAATATTACAAAAACTGAACGACCCACCCAAAGCCATTGAATTGGGTTTAGGTTCCACGCTATGAAACTGCCTAATAGGTACATGGCAATTAGTAGGGACAAGTAAATAGTTAAAGTTTTTAGCATTAGCTCATATCAATTAGTCCAACAGGGTTTTTGTTGTTAATCATTAATTCAGTTAGCCCCCACACCAGAGCATCAACTCGGTTAGGAGATTTACCTTTTGTCGGGTTCCAAGAAGTCATTTCAATTTCCAGTTTATTCAGGTTACCGTAATGAAGTACTTTACCCTGCTCGTATATGTTTACAATAGGTTCCGCTCTTGTTACTTTTCCCCTACTTGCATGGACTTTTTTGTAAGCCACCGATTTATCCACAGATCTGATTACCGCCTCAATAAAGTCGCCCCCATTATTTGCCTCTCCAATTATTAGGTTTGCCTGCCATTTGTCGTACAATCCAATAGCCTTAACCGCCATTCCGTTAGGCGTGTATATTCCACTTTCGTCGTCAAATACGTAAGCATTACCATCAAATCCAAGACCTACCGCCAATATTCCATGCTCGTCTGAATTTGGATCCGATGTAACAGCCGGGTCAATCGGGATTACTATTTTCTTCATTAATGGAAGCGAAGATACTTTTTTGATTAAGCTGTAATTCCATAAAGCCCCCTCAGCATCTTCAAAGTTTATTCCTTCGTAATCTCGTTCGTACTTTCTTCTGTCTCTATTCTTGACTATAAGCCTTTTTTGGTGCCAAGATGCAGAAAGGTTTTGCAGGTTGTGCCGGTATGTTGTGTTGATTCTATCGGTCATGGTGTAATACAATCCATCAGGTTCAAAAAATTGTTTGTGCTGCCATGATTGTTTGTGTAGTGCATTTGATACTAAGACCATCTTATTGGATGCGATTATAGAGCGTACTGATTCGTCTAGCTTATCAAAGGAATCTTGGTCCGGGTGTTCCTCAAACTCGTCATATATTACATCTGTAAGCCCTTGAACTGATTTTAGATTTGCGGTTTGATTCAGCGACGATGTTCTAACGCCCTTGAAAATAATCTTTGACCCTGTTTTTTTGTTGGTAATTTCTGAGCCTGAAATGTGAAATTCATGCTTACAATCATTATTAGACATTTGAGTCTCAAATTCTGGCACGATTGAAACCGAAGCGGAAACCATCGTATAACGCAAAAATAGAACTACCCGATTAAGGTCGTAGGTTAGTCTTAGCGCATAATCAGAAATAACGAAAGATTTACCCGAACCCCTTCCGCCTTTTTCATAGACATACCTCTGATCAGAAGTGTATAGCAGTTGATGTATGTCATTAATCTTCGGCATCTTTTGACTTTACCCATTCGATAGGTTTAATTCCTGTTACGTCTTTGCCGTTCGTTGTGTGGTCAATATTGGATTTTTCAAAATACCCCCGTTTCTTTGCTTTAGTTTTTAGGTAAAAAATTGTTGAGCTAATATCTCCGTTATTAATATTAGTAAAAAGCTTTGATTCGACAAAATCCATTTGAAACTCTAACAAATCATCAACTAACAATTTATATTCTTTGTCTTCTTTCATCCAAACATAATGAGTATTTCTAGAAATGCCTACCATTTCGCAAGCAGGAGAGACAACTCCCAAAGTATCCTTCAGTGCTGCAAGCATCTCCTTTTTTATAGTGTCATTGTTTGTCCTTGATACTTTATTCATTAGTCATTCTGAAAAACCCAAATGATTGTTTAGTCTCTACTTTTTTAACCTCTCCAAAAAACTTGTCTAATGCAGCGTTAACAACCCACATCTTTTCAACAAATCCTTCAGGGGTATTCTTAAATGTTTCTTCAATAAAGTTAAGATAAAAATCGTGAATTTCCTTGTTCTCGTCAATTTCAAAAGTTTCACACGTCTTATTGTCATTCAAATTCATGGATGTTCTAATACAGATATTCCAGTTATCATTTCTTATTAAGACAAATTTTGCATGAATATCTGACGTTCTTATATTCTCATTCCCGAATAAATCAGAAATAGCCATCGCATACTTTTTTTGTCTGAGCGCAAAAGAATAATCAGTTACCAAAGTAAAGCTTTCAATTAAATTTGAGTTAATCAGCCATTTTATTTGATTAACGTCCTTTATCCCAGCCGACCAAGTGCAACATATTATTTTCAACTTCCCTATTTTTTTTAATATTGAGTGGATAAGATCTATCAAACTAAACTGACCCCTTGTAAGGCCAATCATTCTAAAGTCTTTTTCCAAGCATTCAATCGCTTGATCTGAATTTCCTGAAAAAACCCCAAGTTCTATTTCTTTAAAACGGAAACCCTTGCTGTATTTGTTCATGATGTTGTTTGGTTAGAAAGAGAACCTTTTCCCTTTTTGCTTATGTAATATTAACTATTTTATTTAATAATTACAAGTAAATAACCAAAAAAAAGCCCGAAAAGTTAATCCCGAGCTAATTAGGCGTTAATCAACTTTACTACTAATTCTCACTGTATTCCCCACATTTATGCCTGCCCTAATTGGATGATCGCTAATTCCAAAACAAGGCTGATTTTTATACCTTTGGTTCTCGCATTCCCAGAATACAGTATAGAACCCGTATTGCCTGTTAACCGCTATCACAGTACCTTCTTCGCTCATGATGCGCTGCCTGATTGCATTCCGCTTGTAAGTCTCACAACCTGACAAGAGAAGAAAAATGATGGCTATAACCGCTCTCATTTCCTCCTGTATTCATGCCTCATTTCGCATTTATGAGATGGACTTTTTAAACTGGAGCAACTGGAAAATATGGCTACCAGTATTAGAGTGATTATTCCTATTTTTATAAATCTAGTCATTTTCAAGTTCTCTTTTAATTAACTCTATTAGTTGTTCTTGCTTGGCTTGAATCTGTAAAATACCCAAGTTAACACAAAAATATACGCTTGTAAAGCCATTTTCATACACTTTACTTAGATTAAAATCTGTAATCTCAACCTCGTGATGAAGCTCAAAAGTAACCGAACAAGTCATTCCATCCTTAGCAGCTTGTTTGTTTAGTAGCTCAATAAGCTCCTCAGTTGATAGTTCTTTTTCTACTCGCTTCCATTCGTTAGAAATTGAATCTGATCCAGAGGCCCAAAAAGAAACTGCCCTGACTCCCATTTTCGCACTATCAGGATATATATTTCCCATGATAGGAATGGAATTTGCGTACCCATTTGCCTGCTTTTGTGTGCCTACGTACTCATAATATTTAGTTTCCATTTCGCTCCTCGATTAATTTGTTATTGTATAATAATTTAGCACTCTTAAAATATTTAACCTGACTCATAATCTTATCAAACATCTTTCTAGCTTCATCTTCGGTTTCAGCAAAACCTTCTGCCTGATCTACTGTATGTAGTTTGACTAGAACTATCTGGTAATTTGTTCTTAGTATTGACCTTTTCATCTTTGCTAAGATAGTTCATAAATTGCTGAACTCGCTTCTGTTTAATCAGTTGCTTTTTCTCGTACCTGCTTTCAAATATCTTCCAAAACGATATTTTATATTCTATCGGAACTTTTGAGAACTCCACTCCTTTGTACGCTCCAAACTTTAGTTTTATCTGCTTCATCACAACGGAAGTTTATCACCATTCTCATCTGTGTAGCTGCCCTTGTAATCAGGTCTTTTAGGATTGTCACCTTTGTCGTTCTTGAATAAGGCTCCTGATAATCTGTTATCGTAATCTGCCATTTTTATTTATTGTTTGGTTTGTCCACTAATTTCCATTCTGAGCCAATTTGAAGATCAGTCATACCCGCCCAATAGGCTACTGTATAGCATCCTATTGGTTCATTTTCTGAGTATATCTGATTTCTTATTGGCATTCTAAGTAAATAGGAGTCAGCATCTTCTTGACTTCCAATAAACTGGTAGTACTTAATTTCATCGTTTTTCATATCGCTTTGTTTAGGTGTGTTGATTTAATAATTAATTCAGTTCCAGCCACAGTGAAGTATAAGTTTTGAAGTTGGTGAACAAAATTAATCCCACGATTGTCTGTAATAAAATTTAGTTGATTTGATTGATTTATAGGGTCATAAATTGTGTAAACATCATTAAACCCTTTTCCTACAACATAAAACTCGATAGGAGTTTCTGCTTTATCTTCAAAAAGATAGCAAAATTTTTCCTTTGGTATCGCTTTAGATTTTTTAAACCCAAACTTAACGAGCCATTTCTCTGTCAAAGGAATGCCAGATATAATATCTTCTGGATATCCGTTAATATTAAATCTAGTTTTAAAATTGATTACCCTTGAAACAGTTACGCCATCTTGTAAATAAACTAAATTTCCAATTCTTAAATCTTTTGCTTTCATATCGCTATTTTGTTTGGTTTGTAATATTAACTATATTATTTAATAATTGCAAGTATTATAGAAATAAATTTATTGAAACAGAACAAGATTATTGATTGAAACTGAGATAAATTCCTTTCCTTTTGAAACTATACATTTTCTAATATTAAGTTCAAAAATCTGATTGTCATTGAACCCGTATTTTTTTTGCATAATATCCAAAATCGGTTTTACAGGATTGTCAATGTCTGCAAGCGGGGAACTAAAACCAAAAAACAGTTCGATCCTTAACATTTCGGAAAATTTCCCTTTGCTTTTAGGTAAAATAATAATCATGTTTTTTTCAAAAGACTTATAAATATTTGTCTTGTAACGCTTTCCTTTCCAGCACTGATTTACTGAGATTGGCTTTATATCTAGTTTAAACTGCATGGTTGTTTTTAGAATGGATTTGGTTTATTGTCTCGATCATCCGGAAAACAACCAAAATCGCTCAGTCCGTTGCTCCTAAATTTTGTTTCTGAATAATGCTCTGGCACAATTAATTTTGAATTGCCTGAAAAGTAATCATAGCCATCCAATGAAACGTAGCGATTTTTTTGCCGATCAAAGTCAATCTCTATCTCATGGGGCATTCCTACTAGCTTCTGTTTCTTTATCTTGTCTGATTTTATAGTAACTAGTGTTGAAGTAGGATCAGTGCCTCTAAATGGCCTCCAAACGCTCAAACAATTATCAGCAGAATCTGCAAAGGTTCCTCCGCCTTTGATATTATACGAACTTGGAGGTGGATAATTGCCATCAGGATTTTTTCTAGGTGTAGTTTGATGCATTACAAGATGGTAGCTTACATTCTGCTTGCGTGTAAAATTAATTCGATCCATCATAAACCTTGACGCGTATAAATGCTCCTGCTCTCCAGGCATCATTTCATGCCTTATTTTAAGATATGGGTCTATTACAACAGCCTTAACGGATTCCTCAAATATCAAATATTCAAATATTTTCTCAATATTTTCAATGCTAAAATCGGGTCTGCCTTCTTTGTCCTCAGGATAAACAAAAAAGAAATTGCCTTTTATCAGTTCAAAGGCATCTAAATATTCGCACTCTGTCATATCAAATGATTTGTGATTCTTGTCAGTTGTTTTGCCAAGCATGGTATGGATAATATCGTCAAAAAATTCATCCGGTGGATAGTTTTCAGGACTGAAGAACGCAAATTTCCAATCCTCATTTATTGCTTTTAGCACACAAAGGAAAATTAGCGCCTGCGATTTACCCTCGTTGTTGTAGCCAGTCCAAAGGTTTAGCTCCCCTGGTCTCCAAGACCACAGTTTATTCCTATAACCATTACAGTCAATATTATCAATATCCCTCATGTAAGTCTTTGAGCCGGGAACCTTACCTTTTTTGAAAGTTTCGAGCATTGATTCTTTTTGGCCCGCAAATGTCTTGATAGAATTTTTGCAGTAATCCAAATCAAAATCTGATTTAACTTTCTTTGAATAGCTCATCAACTCTGGCTTTAAAAGTTTGATAATTACCTCCGATTTTCATCAGCTCAATAAGTTCCTGCTTTTCAAACTCTGCCAATTTTCCATTTAAATAGCTTTCTTCCTGCTTTAAAATGTTAAGCTCCCATTCCTGAAATGTCAAAAGGTCTGAATAATAGACTTGTAAAGCGTGCATCCTGTTAATATTCTGCGTTAGCGTAGCCCAATTTTTACTTTGAACTGAGATCTGAATTAGCTTCCAAATGTCGCCTGAAGACTTGTTTACCTTTTTAATGTCTAGTTTTTTCATCCCCAATTATTGTTTAATATTTTAGATACTTTGTTACGTTCTTTTTTAATTTGCTTTAGCGCTGCTGAATTATTATTTAGATGTAGGTTCAGGCTTCTTTTAAGGTGTTTTTCGTTTGCGAACTCTGTATCGGTGTTCATTACTAACCATTCATTGAGTCCGGTATTAAATTGGAAGTCTTCTAGGCTGTAGAGTTGAATTAACATCTGCCTAAATGTCTTTGCCCCTAATCTTGAAAAATCAATAATTTCAATATTATTAATAGTAATAATATCATTATCATTATCATTATCATTATCATTATCACTATCCTTATCACTATCGGGTTTTTTGGGTTCGAGTGGGTTACCAATTAACCCAGTGGGTTTTTTGGGTTCTTTTGGGTTTTCCTTTGTTGGTCTACCGCCCTTACTACCGTTTTTACTATTCTTTTCACAAGTTTTTCTCCATGTTTCCAAGTCCCTTTTTAGACTTAATTTTATAGGAGTAAATGCAATCCTTAAAATCTGGTCTTCAATCACAGGACTTTTATCATTGACATATTCCAGAATTATCTTCAAAAGCTTTCCTGCCTGCTCATCAGATAGCTCTTCAATACTGTGAATCAAATCACAATAAAGCAAAAATGACATCTTTCCTTCCATAATTTTTGTAAATAAAAAAGCCCTCAAAGCGTCGTAGACTAAGAGGGCTAGGGGTTTTAAATCCTATGAACTAAATCTAAGGCTACGACCTCCTAAATTTACTTCTAATACACCTGTAATATAGTGATTTTATTTGGTTTTTAAATCCCAAACGTAATTCTTATCATCCTTAAATCCCTGGTTATTGAGCTTATATTTCATGTTAAGTACTGAAGTCTTACTCCTTCCCAATAGCTCAGAAAGCTCTTCAAGCGACATTAGGAAGTTATCTCTGACTATCTTGATTTCGGGTTCGGTCCATGTTTTGTTTTTCATTCTTCAAATTTTGTGGTTAAATTCTCGGCCTTATAGTAGCTGCCAAACGTTAGCATTAATAAAGGGTTCTGTACTCTAAATTAACATTGTGTTCTTTTGCGTATTTCTCTGCATACTTCATTCCTGTACTCATTCCGAAGTCAATATAAAACACCTGAAGGTCTGCCACTTCTTTCCACGCAAGCCCTGCGTTAATTCCCCACATTCTCTCCTCCTTTATTAATTCGTCTAATACACCATCTTGGGTGTATAATAAATGGCTTGCTATTGGTGCTTCACCACGCTTTAAGCTATCTTTCAAACACTCTCTAGCGTATTTTACATTTCGTTCTATTTCCCCAGCATAAGGGCTTTCTAATATCACTCTTTTCATAATGTTTTGTTTTTCATTTATTTTTTTTTAGCCATAGCGAAATATATATAATTACATTCCTTAATAGTGATTCAGTTCTTTCCATTTTGGAAATATGTGCTTATCTACAAGCCGTTTAATATACCAAGCGTTACCGGACCATCTTTCAACTCCCACACCCAATACAATCAAACTCAGATCCTTCAGGCTTGACCCCCTTCAGCTGCATTTGTAAATTATGGATCCGATCCTTTGCCTCCATGTCCGCAAACATTTCACCCACCAGGGTAGCTTTCAAAGCTTCTATTTTTTCGAGCAATTCATTTTTTTGAGTCTCGTTCATTATAAGTTAGTTTATTTCTATTGGTTTTGTTTTTAATTTATTTTTTTTTAGCCAGAGCGAAATATATATAATTAAATTCCTTAATAGCGATTCAGTTATTTCCATTTTGGAAATATGTGATTTTATAAATTAATTAGCATTTTTCAATAACTTATAATTAACCTTGCTCGAACTATACCCCATCTTGATTCCGATCTCCGCAGAGTTCTTACCCTCCGCGCTTAGATCTCTTATAGTAGCTAATTCAGCAGCCGTGAACTTGCTGCAATCGTTAGCGGGCATTGTATTCGACAACCTTCCCAACTAAGTTTCTTTGAGGATAATCTTTGACAGCTTTTTTAAGTGCTTTTTCTGCAACCTTTTGATTTCTAAATTGCTTTGCATTGACTTCAAGTAAAGTTCTTCCTGGGTCTCCTTCCCAACCAGCAATGTAAAAAGGCTCGTTTCCATTATCGAACTTTACGATAAAACAACGACCCGCCAACCGATTTGCAATAGGCGGGGTTTCGTTCTCCATAGAAAGTTTTTCGTTTTTATTAAGTTCTGTTTTCATAATTAAGTTTTTAGTTATTAAGTCCCGCCCATCGCAAATCTGCAAAACGTTATACACAACCCTAAAAGAGCCTCGTCTGTGAAATGAAATCTGCATATCGTTTGTATAACAGTGGTTTTGCGTCATTGGGGGCTTAGTGCTATCTATAATCATTTGTGCTTAAATTAAAATTTGTACTATCAATCGGATTTAGTGCTGGAAATCCCCAACGAACGCAAAGCCACAAAACGTTAGCCTTAATTGCCCTCCCACACAGCATCGTATGCTACAAAAGGTTTTCTAGGCTTACTCATTAACTCGTCTCTAAGTTTAATTGCTTCCGTTGG